CGGTAAAGTCTACAGACTTCGCCAAATCAATGCCATAAACCGCTGGCGGAGTCTGGCTGATCGGGTAGGTGCATTGTTGGATAAACGCAAGGCCAAACGGATTAGCCGCATTCTCCGCCGGATCAGCCATGTACTCCTGATTGAATACTGCTTCCGGTAGTTGCCTGCGCGCATCGTCGATTTCATACGCGTCGATGTATGGGTTATCATATGTGCTGAATTTGAAAGACTGCCAGTCCGGCTCCCCGTTCAGCCCTTTGTTGTACAGACTGAAAAAATAGTTCTTTCCCCGAGGTGTCGATAGGAACAATGCCCTACCCTTGTAGTCTGTTAAGGTGGGCCGGATGGAATTGAGCCAGCCGGTTTCCAGATCAGGAATGAAACTTGCCTCGTCAATTACGACAAGGTGGAATTTTCGCCCGCGCAGGTTGTCCAGCCGTTCACCGGTGAAAAATTGCACCGATCCGCCATTCACGAATTGAATGGTCAGTTCCGATCTATTCGCCGGGAATGGTACCGCTTTCGCCAACTTGTCGAAAAATGCCTTTGCAAGGTTGTAGGTAGGGGTGATGTAGGCAACCTGCTTGCCATGCACCCCGTTTATCACGATTTCCGTGATGGCAAGTTCTGACTTACCGAACCGCCGCCCACACATGACCACGCGAAAACGGGCTTTGCTTTCATAGACCGACTCCTGGTTCTGGTGAAGTTCTGGTATCTCGATGCGCATTAAAGCAAGGTTTTGCCCTTTGTCATGACGATTTCCACCGTGCCATCGTGTTTAACTTCCTGCTTCTCTGTAAGGCCATTAAGTCGCTGGGTAATGGATGGATTGAAGATGCCAGCCATGCCGCCATCAATTTGATGATTTCTAATTTTTTGCCGTATTACGCGACAGATAGCGACGAAATCGCTGTATCTGTTGTCTTTATTTGAAAAATAATGAGATAAGTCTGAAATAATGCCCTGATCGTATAACCAGCATTCAAAACCCTCCATTGTCAATGGCCGCTCCCTTTCCCTGTATACTTCCGTTCCATCCTTACCCACAAAGTCATGCACCTTTATAGGATTACTTTTTACCCACTCACAATACTTGTCGAAGTGTTCCCCCATTATTTCGGGAGATTCTATCTTTTTCGGTACTCCCCGTTTCATATCAAACTTTTATAGGCTTCCGCCCGTTTTTTGTTAATGTCCCGAATGTCGAACTGCTCACGGCATTCCTTGCCCAGTTGCTCGCCTACCCATTGCCGATAGTTCGGACTATCGACCATCTCTCTCATGTAAATAGACCATTCGGAAGAATTTACAGCGGTCAGTATGTACTCACTGCCTTGGTACGGTGCCACATCGGAAGCGATCAACGGTATCCGCTTTGCTGCTGCCTCCAGTGCTTTTAGGTTCGATTTCATCCGATTGAACTTGCTATCCACCAGCGGAGCCAGTGCCACATCCGCATCATTGTACAGGTTCATGTACTGGCTAACCGGAAGCCCTTTCTGGATGCCAAAGTTACCGGAATACCCACCTTTCAGATACACCGCCATCCGGTGCCATACCTCATGATCCTGAAAACCGCACAGCGTTATACTGGCCTCATCCCGGAACAGGGAATTACTTTGTACCTTCTTCATCGCCCCCGCTATGGCCTTAATGTCGTTCAGATGGGTATTGCCACCCACATAAACGAACCTTGTCCGATCTGTCTGGTCGCTTCGGATATCCGTAAACTGGTCATCATCGAAGGGTAACCCATTCGGCAGTATGTGAACATCCTCAACGCCCAATTCCTCCCGGATCGCATCGGCCAGCAGTCCATTGGTACAGGTGACGAGGTCGGCCGCTTGCAAATGGTCGATGACCTTCTCGGATGGGTACACTGAAAAAAGTATATGCCAAGGATCCAAATGCCAGTAATCATCCGCATCCACCACCAACCGAAAGCCGTACCGCTGGCGTAGTTCCAGCACCTGCTCCAGTTCGTATCCTTCCGCGTACCGGTTCATAACCACGATGTCGAACTGATGCCCTTTGAATGCCTCATCATTCAGCTGATCGGTCAATCGGACATGGCCATCGATCAGCCCCTCCTTCTTCATGTAGTGCAGCGGTAACATAATCCGATGGTAACCTACCGCGCTGTTCTGCCTGGTTACCCCCAGCACATTCATATCACGCCCTCCCGGACCAAGCGCACAATCATTGATACATTGGATGGCTCATTCATCCTGTTCCGGAGCCTTGTTTTCTGATTGTGTACTGCAGTAAGCCCGACTCCCAACTCCATCGCTGTCTGCTTATCGGTTTGCCCTTTCGCATAAGAACGAAGGATCTGGAGGCACCGAGCAGTAATCTGGTACTGCTTAATGATCTGCTCCCTCCGGCTTATGCCCTTTGTTTCGGTGAAATCAATGTGAACCATTAGGATTTTCTTTTTCGTTTCGGTTGTGTGGTTGTGGTTTCAGAGGCAACGGGTACGGCTTTGTTGGCTTGATATTCTTCGTATAGCGTTATGAGACGTTTTAACATATCAAAAACGCACGCAGAGCACCAAGGTGTCACTACGTACTTATCATCTAGGTAAGCCCGATAAATCGCCTCATATTGCGTTAAAACGGGCATCGGTAAATTCTTAACGAATCCGAGCTTAACCGTTTCAAAGTTTATAGCGTTAGCTTTCAAAAATTCGTAGTGTTCGGTTGTCATATTTTTATCAGTGTGTTATACAATTTCTGTGCCGCTGGCTTTACAAATGCACCCAATGCTCCCGCACCAAACATTGCCACCATCACCTCCGTGCAGACTTCCGGCAGGAAGAACAACGCCAGCGCAGTCCATGCCGATAAACAAGGGATACAGTTAAACGGCTTACGATAGAGCAAGGTGCCGGGTGATGGCCACCGCAGCACCTCGATGATGAAAAATGCGAAGGATATGGAGGCAATCAGAATCAAAACCTGTTTTTTAGCGTTGGGTTGCTTAGTCTGTTTTTCATCGGGGTACCTACTGGCTTCCATTTCTTCGGCTTGCAATTCATCACCCCTATGGTAGTCGGCAGTTTAGGTGTATAGCATCCGGTCAGCAGGAGCAGGAAAATGATGGTTAGGATTCTCATAAATGGCATTCTTTATGACTGCACGCGGGAGGATTACCAACTAACCATTTTACAAAATTATCCCTCTGACAAAATACAGATTCGAGTTTCCTATTCAACCAGCTGTTTTCCCACCAGGTCGGAGCCGTAAAATAGATTCTATGTTTGTACCAAGGATCCCCGGCATAGCTAACGGACACAATCAGTAGGAGCGCAACGGACAGGATTAATTTTTTCATGCTTTATTTGATTTTTGAGATTTTAAGATCATCGACCGCCACAATGTTCACATCGCCGTAAACTCGCCCGGCAATCCGCTCACGGATGATTGCCGATATGTCCGCCAGCACATCCGCCACCTGTTCAGGTGTTTTGTCGTTCTGGATGTCTATCGAGACTTCCATCGTGCATATCGCATCATGCCCCATTAACCTTCCCTGTGTTTTTTGCATGGCTTTACGAACTTTTATTTTCGCCTTCGTTATCGTCTTGAACAGTGAACGGTATGGAATCCGTGTGTCCTTCGATAACTTGGCTATGTTCTTATCCTCAGCGTAAAGTTTCAACAGCTCACGATCATACCACGGCAGTGATTCCACCGCTGCTATGACATTTGTTTCGCTCACTTCGCTGCTTTCAAAGTTAGTCAATAATTCCACACCAGCGGAATGATTAGATGACAATTCTAAAAAAGTCTGTCGGAATTTTTTAAAGAATGTCGATCGGTCACTCTTGACCATGTTGAGCATGGTCCGAACCAGAAAAAACTTAACCCATCCCTCCGCGTGCATCTTCAGCAATCTCTCCTCCTCCAGTTCACAGATCACCAGAAACATCTCTTGCCGTAGGTCCTCATGCAGCTCCGCCGGTTGCATCTTACCAATCGCCTGCCGGATGTCGGCATCCTCCCAAAGTTGAACGATGATTTCAGTTCTGGTCATCCTGTTCAAAAATAGCACATTGCAAATAAACTGACCATTCGCCATCGTGGTCGGCCCGCATTTTCCTTGCCTGCTCCTCGGCATACTTCCGAGCCTCATCTATCTGCATCGGTTCGCTCCGGTCGATGACCTTAACCTTTAGTTGCGTGATCGCTTGAAATTTCGTTTTTGTTTGTCTGATCATTTTGTGTTTTTTTATCATGTCATCATGAAATCATGAAAATTCGGAATTTTCTTTTCCTTCATATATACACCCTATTTTCCTATATATTTATTACTTTTTTCTATTTTATATTTCTTTTATTATTTTTCATGATTTCATGATAAAGAAAGAAGAAAAAGAAATAAAAGTATTGAGAATCAATTAGTTATGGTTGTCATGAACTTTTTAATTTTGATGATACATTCATGATGTTACCATAAACTTCATGTTACATATTAGAATAAGTCCCCATCTGATTCAATCGGCTTCCACCCACTTTCATGATGACGTTCATGCTTTTCATGATGCTTCATGATACCATTCTTGTTTTCATGATGACATATTTTGACCGAAAAATACCTGCCACTCCTGCTCTGGTTCTTAGTGTAGTCGTACCCTTTAGCCCCCAAATAGAACTGAATTGACCTTCCGACGTGCTTATCATTCAGCTTCAATTTGTAAAAATTCGTGCAGTATTTATACACCTGCTGGGTGAAAATTCGCAG